AAAAAAACAGGGACTTTATGTGTTAGTTGCCAAAATCCTTTTACTTTTTTAATAGGTAATTTATTTGTTGATTATTACAGACATAGATGGATATGGGAGAAAAACAAATGTGCCAATTTTATGGTAGCAAAAGCCCAACCAATGAAATACACAGAAGAAATTCTAGTATTTTCTAAAAGTGGCTATCAAAAAAGCTGGAATAATAACGGAAAACCAAAGAGTATTTATAACCCCCAGTTAGTGGAAGCTAATAAAAAAACAGAAGAAAGAAAGAAGCACCACTTTACAAAAAGAGAGCAAAGTAACACAGTAAAACAAATAAATAACAGAAAAGTTAGTACTTTATTAAAACCTGATTTAAAAAAACCAGACAAACTAAAGTACCCCGATGAAATTATTTTTTTTGATTTAGATAAAGAAAGAATACACCCAACGCAAAAGCCTGTTTTATTGTTTGAGCATCTTATTAAAACTTATACAAATGAAAGTATGACAGTTTTAGACTGTTTTGCGGGAAGTATGACAACCGCAATAGCTTGTCTGAATACTGATAGAAATTACATTTGCATTGAGCAAGAAGAAGAAATGTATAATAAAGCAAAAGACAGAATAAAAAAATGGCACGATGATAAAGCAAATAGGTTGTTTTAATTGTGCCTAACACCTGTGTATATGCAAGTAGAGATAAACACTATTAAGGAGATGAAATGAAAGATTTACAATATGCACAAGATTTAATTAAAACAAACGATCCCGCTGTCCGTGCTGGGTTTAATATGTTCATAATGGGATACGACAGCCCACAGCCAAGAGATTATTATGATTGTGGCGAAAGAATACAAGGCTATAATTATGCTAAAGAGATGGCTATGGATGGGAAAATTACATTTACACATAAATTTAGATGTAGCTGTGGCGGTTATCCTTTTCAATATGGAGGGTTTTGGGTGTGCAATGATTGTGGTGGAAAGGACGTAGATAAGCATTGGTGGAAAATTAAAGTGGAGAAAGATGGGAACGAATTTTGTTGTTATGGGATAGGTTTTATCAATCTTCAAGAATCTGATAATTATGCTTTTGGAGAAACATTTGACATCGCAATTAAAAACTATGGAAAATTAATGGCGAACTGTAACTAACTATACGGGAGAAATTGAGATGAAATTAACATTTAATAATTTGAAAGGGTAGGAGAATGAAATTAACTTCACAAGAATTAGCAAAGCGGTGTTATGACGCAGGGATAACTGTTAAAACAGATAAAGTATTTGGGTGGCGTGCTTCATTAGAAAAGAATGGTTGGGAAGAGGAATATCATCTATTAAGGTTAAACTATGAACCAGACGATTGGGACTTGCAAACAGATAGAAAAAATCATCCAGATCTACCCTGTGCATCTCTCGACGAATGGATGGATTGGTTTGATGAAAAATTACCGAAGCATATTGAAATAGATGGTGATAATATAAGATGTTATATTCCAGAAGCGTGTGAAAGCCTCTATGATTATGATGAGTTGTTTTTACAGACGATCCCTCACGAAAAGAAATATGCAAACGCTTGTGCTGAAATGGCGTTGTGGCTTGTAGAACAGGGGATAATAAAGATATGAGTATTATTAACCCCCCTTATCCTGAATCACCCATAAAAGACTACATCAATTCATTATCAAAATACGGTGGTCATATGAATGATTATCGAAGAGTAGAATATTACTGTCCTGTGTGTACAAGAAAGCATAGAATTATGAAGGATCGATCGGTGAGGTATCGAGAGACAAAAAAGAGATCGTCGGTAAATAACAAAGTTTGTGAAGAATGTAAATAATTGGGACGGCTTGATAATAGGTTAATTGAAATGCCTTGAGGTGGGCTGTCCCTGAAAATTAAGGAGAAATAATGGAAAAAATATACTGTGGATCAGCGAAGGTAGTAGAAACAAAGTTCGGGAAGGTTTTAAAACTCTCCTTGCGGGCAGAGGATGTTGAAAAACTACAAGAGAACCTAACTAACGATTGGGTGAATGTGTGGGTAAATAAACGAAAAGAAGCTTCAGAATCAGGCTTTACTCATTATCTGACAGTAGATACGTGGGAAAATAAGCCAGCGAATAGAACAGAAGAACCATCGTCAGACGATGAATCAGAAGAATTGCCGTTCTAATGAAAATAAAAGAGCTAACAATCCTCGAAGAACTCGATATTGTTGTGACAGACGACGAATTAGATCGGTTCATAGAAAAATACAGAGGCGTTCCGGTCGCCGAGAGGGTATTCAAATTTGCCTGTCGAGAAAAACGCATACGGATACTTAAAGAGCTAACCAAGCGATTGATGAACGAACCAGTTGAATGAATATAAATTATTTAAGGAAAAATGATGTCAAATTGTTTAGTTTGTCCTAATTGTGGAGATCTAATGCCGTTGATTGATTGCGAAAAAACCACTTATTGTGATAACTGCAAAAAAGATTGGAAATATGACGATGAGTCTAATTTGGAAGAGGTTGAAGAAAACGATGATATTTATTTGGACCGTTAATGTTTGACTTTCTTAACCACACGAAGGTAAGAGACTTTGAGATCCGCGCAATAGCAAAGGGTATGTTAATGACCAACACACCACATGAGGAGATAATTTCTAAATTAATGAAAGAGTACAGCCTGGGGTATCATTCAGTTAAGAAGATACTAAAGGGGATGTTAAAATAAAAAGGAGAATAAAATGGGAGTCATCCCGTTTATAGCAATGGAGCATGATGAAAAAATAATTGAGGTAACGCCTGCATACTCAAATGTTGCCGATAAGGATAAACTTGAAATATTAACAACTCTTGCAGGGTGGGTAACGAAAGAGATTATCGCCTGTCAGATGAGATTAGTGGAGGTTAAATAAAAATAATTATCCAATATTTAACACTTGGAATTTCGTAAACTTATCCAAGGATGGCTAAAAAACAACCAAAAATAACCGTCATAGAGCGGGATATTTCTGATTTGATATTCGCAGAATACAATCCCCGTCAGATGACAGCAGACCAAAAACAGCACTTAACCGACTCAATGAAACGATTCGGTTTTGTCGATCCTATCATAATAAACACCCATGAAAAACGATCTAACGTAATCATCGGTGGACACCAACGGGTTCGGATAGCAAAAGAACTCGGTATTACATCTATCCCATGTGTAGAATTGTCACTGGATATTAACGAGGAAAAAGAGTTAAACATCCGGCTAAACAAAAACACAGGTGAATGGGACTTTGACGCTCTGGCTAATTACTTCGAGGTTTCAGACCTGATAGAGTGGGGATTTGATGAGAAGGAACTAAATTTCGACGTTGAAGCACAAGAAGGTCTAACCGACGATGACGCTATCCCAGAAGTGGTCGAGCCGATTACTAAGTTGGGTGACCTTTGGCTACTTGGTAACCACAGACTGCTTTGTGGTGATGCGACAATTTCAACTGATGTTGATAGGCTGATGAATGGGGAAAAGGCTGATATGGTCTTTACTGACCCGCCTTATAATATTGGATTCCAAGGTACTATGGGTGATACAACCATTGACGGTAAAAAGGTTGGAATGAAAGATGGTTATATTCCACCTAATTCAATATATGAAGATATTAAAAACGACAAGAAAACCAAAGAAGAGTTTAAGCTGTTCATTGATAGTGCGCTTGATAGAATAAAAGAAAATGTGACTGGTGGTTGGTATATCTGTTTTGCTTCTACAACTATTGATGAATTATTAATACCATTAGTTGAAAAGGATATGAGATGGAAAAGCCTTATTGTCTGGAATAAAAACCAATCACCAATGGGCGGAGGTCATTTCAAAAAGAAGTATGAACCAATAGCGTATGGTTATTTTGATAATAACTTTTATGGTAAGGAGTATTCAGAGGACGATGTATGGGATATAGACAGAACAAGAAAGAACGACCTACACCCAACAATGAAGCCTATACCGTTAATTGAAAAGGCTATTGGGTATTCATCAAAGAAAAATGGCAAGGTCTTAGATTTGTTTCTTGGCTCTGGCTCAACTCTAATAGCATCAGAGAAAAAGAACCGCAAATGCTATGGAATGGAGATTGACCCTATTTACTGTGATGTTATTATAAAGCGATGGGAAGATTACACTGGAAAGAAAGCGGAGCTATATGCCGTCGCAGAAGGATGATACCGGTGTTAAGCAGAAGAAAAACACCGGAAGGTCAAACCTTAAACAGGCATGGAAACCCGGTAAGTCTGGAAACCCTAAAGGTAGACCTCCATCAGTTGAACTCATCCCTGAATTACTACGTGAGATTGCTAAAGAGCCGGGTACAAGTGATGGGAAGCAAACAAAGATCGAAGTTGTATTGAGGATGGTGTTCAAATACGCCATAGCCGGGAAGCCTTGGGCTGTTCAGTTCATTGCTGATCGTATGGAGGGTAAAGTCAAAGAGAACACAGAGGTTATGCCTACTGATTTAAAAGACCTTGCAGAAGCATTAAAGACACGCTGTGTACAACGAAAGTAAATTACCAGTAACCCTAATTGACTTAACACAGATACAATGGGATTATCTGCATGATGACGCGCATCGATTTTTAGTGATTACTTCAAGCCGACGATCACGTAAAACATTAATCGGGAAACGCAAGCTATTAGGTCACGCATTAGAGACACCCGGGAAGTATTTTTATGGTGCACCTACACACCAACAGGCGAAGAAGATTTTTTGGAATGACCTAAAGCGAGATACTCATTACTTCAGAACGGCGAAATCAGAAACAGAGCTATTCGTTACGCTCACTAACGGATCCGAAATACACGTTATCGGCCTCGATAAAGCCGAACGGATAGAAGGAACCCCTTGGAATGGTTGCCACATTACCGAGTTCCCGAATCTTAAAGAGGGTGCATGGCAAGAGCACATTCGCCCGGTACTGGCAGACACTAATGGATTCGCCATATTAGACGGTGTCCCTGAAGGAATGAACCATTTTTACGATAGAGCCTTATACGCATGTGGTGGGGCTATCCCGGAGTCAGAAGAGATAACCGGCTCCATAGGTACTAATCCGGATGATAAGGATTGGGTCTATTATCATTGGTTTTCGTCTGATGTTCTACCGGCAGCGGAGATTGAAGCTGCTCGTATGGAGATGGATGAACGTACATTTAATCAAGAGTTCAAAGGTCAATTTGTATCATACGCAGGATTGGCTTATTACGCATGGGGAAAGCATAATTTTAACAATGAGCTTGTTTATGATCCGAATCAGGGAATTCATATCGGTATGGATTTTAACGTTGACCCGATGACAGCTACGTTTAACCATGTTATGGGAACGAATGTAAACCAATTTGGAGAGGCGTATTTACGGAATTCAAACACATACCAAATGTGTGATCATATCTGTGAGCAGTTCCCGAATGTAGACCCGTCAGAGATAACGATTTATCCGGATTCAACTGGTAGGGCGAGGGAGTCAAACGCTACTGAAACAGACATAAAGATATTAAGAAACAAAAGATTTAAAGTACTGGCACGACCTACTAATCCACGTCAGAAAGATAGAATGAATAATGTCAACTCACGAATGATGTCAGGTGGTGAGCCTCATTATTTTATCAATCCAAAGTTATGCCCTGAAACCGTGAATGGATGGAATAGGGTTGAGAGTACTAAAGATGGACGCTTCAATCCGAAGCAAGAAGGTATCGGTATCCTCGATATCACCGCAGCAGCGGGTTATTTAATAAGTTATTTATTTCCTATTGCAGGTGAAAGTTGGGGATCATATGAGCGATAATATTCAAGAGTTAAAACAGGCAAAGCTACGATGGGATGAATTACAACGGTTGGAATGGTTCAAAGCTCGACAGATGGCAATTAATTATCTACATGCGATCACCGAGGACTACACAAAAAAGTATTTCAAGGCGAAGATCATTAAGAAAGTCCCTATCGCGAATGTAAACATCACAAAGCGTATCATTGATCGGATATCTTTAGTGTTTATGATTCCACCTATCCGGACGGTAGCAGATGGCAAAGATCGTAAGCTCCTTGATAACAAATATTTCAGAGGGATTAATACCAAGATGCAACGAGTAGAGAAGCTCGTAAATCTGATTGAACTCGAGGTTATACATCCAATAGCCAAAGACGGTAAGATCGAATATGAGTTGATCACTAAATTTGTACCGATCTATGATGATGATCCGCTTGTCCCCGTAGGAATTACCTACCCATTGAATGATCCGCTGAACAACATGACTACGGAGATGTGGGCGTATTGTGACGAGGAAACTACGTTTAAATATAATTTTAAATCTAACCTTCAAGAGAAGATCGACCAGAGAGATCATAAGTACGGATTACTTCCATTCCATTTCGCATTCAAAGAAGGCGTGCCGGAAGAAAGATTCTTAAACGTCGATATCGATTGGGAGTTGATTACTACTAATTTAGAATTAAACATGATAGAAACCAGCAGAAACGCCAACATACAATTTCAATCATTTGGTTGGATGTGGGCCACTGGTTACAATATGCCAAAAGACTTAACTATCGGGCCTGAAGTAATCACTAAAGTCGGTGAAGGTGGTTCGATGGGCGTATTAAGTCCACCCGACACAGCTCAATCGGTTGAGACTTCTATCAATGGTAAATACAAACGATTAGCACAAAACAAACACTTATCAGTTCAATTTGTGGATGGGACTACAGCAGAGTCAGGTGTTGCTATTCGATTACGTAACCAAGAATTACAAGATGAGCGGTCTGGTGACGTGGTTGTTTGGAGACAGGTAGAAGAACATCTATTTGAGATTAACAAAGCTGTTGCCAGAGAAGATTTAAAGAAAAACATAGGCGAGGACTTCCAAGTCGATTTCAACGAGACACAGGAAATATTAAGCACAGTCGAACAGGACGCACACGACGCTAACGATATAAAATTAGGGCTGATTGATAACGCTGATATCTTGATGAGACGCGACCCTGATAAGTTCCCCGATAGAGAAGCAGCAATCGCACATTTAGCATTACGTGGGTTCAAAGATCCTGATATTACTAATCAGACAGTTGCCGGTGGGCTGTTAGACGTTTTAAATAAACCCGTACCCACCCCGTGAGCGATGTTAACTAACTGCAATAATAGAATGAGTTATAAGTATAAGCATTTAGAGGTATGCAGTGAGTAAAATTGCTGCCGTAGCTCAATTGGTAGAGCAATTGATTTGTAATCAGTGGGTTGAGGGTTCGAGTCCTTCTGGCAGCTCATAAATGGATGAAATAACTAAAATATTACAACAGATGCAGGAACGGTTGATCTCAATCTTCATGGAGATTAATGGCACAACTGATGAAGTCATTCAGGTAATCAGTCGATTAGACTTGACGGATATAATCAACGAGAACAAACAAGCCGTTACAAGCGCATTGAGAGCCGGATACGAGGCTGAATTATTAAAGGTGGCTGGGATTACCGGTACAGTGACAGAGGAAGTTCTGCAAGCATTTGTAGATGTTCAATCTGCAACTTTCTTTTCATATGTTGATGATATGGCTGCGAGTGTACGGGCTGAAACAATTACAGGAATATTGACAGGCGTGGGGTCACGTAACATCGGATTAGCTGTGGCTGGTAAGGCTATTTCACCGGCACAGATGGAGACTTTGATTAATACGTCATTGAATACCTTTTCTGCTCAAGTTAACGCTACAATTGGACAGTTCGTACCTGAAGCTAAATATGTTTATATCGGGCCGATAGATGGAAAGACCCGGGACATCTGTTTACAATTTGCATCACTACCCCCAATGACAATGGATGAAATCAATTCACGGTGGCCTGGGGCGTTTGTTGATAGGGGTGGATTTAACTGTAGACATCAGTGGATGCGTGTAGAATCAACAAATCTTGTGAGTGATCAGACAAGAGTAAACCAGTTCATTGATGACAGGGGTGACAAATTCAAACCAGTTACATTATTAGAAACCTTAAAGGAGAAAGCAGCATGAAGGATAACGGATCTGAAATACTTGACAGGGCAATCGAACAGGCAAAGGCTCCGGGTGAGGACGCTTTTGATGAATTACTCGAATTTGCAAATACACTCAAATCAAAACAACAGCCACTACCGCCAGCGTTTGATGAAATAAGAGGAAGATGTTTTTGGGAGTTAATTTAAATGCTTGACCGAGCCTTCTGGGTAACTATTGGTGATAAGATTAGGAAACAGTGGGAAAAGTGGACATTCATTGATGGGAAGGATGTCTACGGTAAGAAGTTCGGTAAGTATTCAACATCATATTCAAAAGCTAAAAAGTCAGGCGGTTTAAAACGCCAAGCTACTCAATACAAGAATACAAGGCTCCCGATCCTCACGAGTGACCTACGGGATGATCTAAAGGTGGTTGGTACGACGAATGACAGCGTACAAGTAGGCTGGGTAGGGTTCGGTGATCGCATAGAACATCTCGCTTCAATGGGTAGGGTGATATCAGAAGACAAACAATTAATCCCCAAACCGATTGATGACATGTTCAATGAATTCGTATCGAAGGAAATTGACAAGAAATTGGGGCCAGATGAGACGAAGATAATTCGTGTATAAAAATAATTATCCAAATTAATGTTGGATAGTTGAATTATATTTAAACCAGAAATGAGGAATCAATGAAGATTAATGACCTTACAGCGAAGATTCGCACAGTACTCGGCGACGAGGAAGTTGCCAAGATTACAACCACCTTAAAAGATATTGAGGATGGTGTTTCAAAACTTTCTTACGATTTGAAAGAGGCAAACGATGACCTACACAGGGTTAATCACGAGTCTAAAACACGTAAGGAAACGCTCCGTGAAAAAGACGAATTAATTGAAACGCAGAAGGAAGAGATCGAGACGCTTAAAACAAAAGTGGACGATCCGGCAGTCAAGAAAGAACTGGAGAGCCTTCGAGCGAATGAAGCCACCCGTTTAAAAGCTCAACGTGTAACATGGGTAAGTGAGATTGACAAACTGAAAGACCATGCCGATTATGAAAAATTAAAAGGCAAATTCACGATTGAGGAAAAATGGGAGGATGTATCAGATGAGATTATCGGTGCAAATATGTCAAAACTAACGGAATATTAGGAGCTTGGCTTCTTTGCCGATCCGAAGGGTGCTAATCAACAGCGTGCTGGCGGAGACAGGAAAGAGACTAAAGACGAATTTGACAAGTTTAATAATTAGAGGTTATTATGGCTAATTCCACACTGCGAAAAGTTATAACCGCATTTGGTGTACAAGGTGAGGCTGCAATAGATCAACTGACGAAAGAGTCGGGGATTTTGCAGACTGCCGAAGCGATACCAGCGAATAAAAACATCTCGCACACTTATAAACGAGTAGACGCTTTGCCTGCGTTTGCTTTTTCTGCAATAGGCACAGGACAGGCCGACGTTACTGTGAATAGCAATATTTATCAGTCCGATCTAAAAGTCCTACGAGCAATCCAATCAGAACAGACAGACGTTGTAGATTCTTATCCCGGTGGAGCTGCACAGTTCTTCAGGGACGACATGCCAGCGTTTAACGAAGGCTACGGACAGGCTGCTTCCGATAATATCATATACGGTATCAACTCCACATTCGGCGATGCAGCTGGTATCAAAGGATTGTGGTACTATGTAAACGCTTACATAAACTACATCCGATGTACAGGTACATCTGGGTCAACCACTTCTATCTTCGCGGTCAAATATAGACCGGGTAAAAATGGTTGCGGTATTCTGTATAATCCACAGGTTGCAAGCTCGCAAGGGTTGATGAAAACAATTGTCATGAATAACGGGCAACCGATCCTTGAGGTGACGAATACCACTACCGGAGCAAAGAAACCTGTTTATCAGGTAATCTATGAATCCTATCTTGGTTTCTTGTCAACTTCATCTTATGATGTAGCTGCAATAACACGAATACAGGACGATACCAGTGATCGACCGACCGCCGTTCAAATGGATGAGGTTATCGATAAGGTACGTGGCAACTCTTCAAATACGGTCTTGTATATGAATAGAACCGCTTATCGTATGGTAAGGATGCTCAAGAACACTGCGTTACAGATGGTTCCAACAGACCTTGCTTACAGCTCATTGATTGCTACTTGGAACGGTGTCCCTATTGTGATTGATGATAACATCGTTAACACTGAATCAACAGCGTTAGATACTTAAGGAGTATATAAAATGGCTAACTACGGAAAACAAGTAATAACACAACTGGCAACTGCCATGACGCTCCCTAACGCAACCACTAAAGACACTACGGCGATGGCTTTCGTCGGTGGGTCTACAAACGGTGCTCTGGCATTGAGCGTATATGCTGTAACTGCTTTTGCTGTCGCCACCGGGCAGACGTTCTCTATTGAATTACAGAGCTATTCTGCTGACACAGCTGCATCTGCAATACCTCCTTTTAGTACGGCTAACACCGGCCTGACTGGAACTGCTGAAAGCGATGCTCACTATTATGTGATGCACAAAACTGCTGCTGATGGCGCAATAGCTATTTCTGCGGGTTCATTGATTACTCAATGTATTATTCCACAGGAGCTGTTGGACAAATTAGCTCATGACTGGGTACAGTTGACGTTCCTAACAGATGAAGATCTGTCTGCGCAGACAGTAGACGTTATTCTTCATCCATTGTTCTAAACTGAAACGGGGCGGGTTAACGCTCGCCCCAATTCCAAGGAGACAAAGTGATAAAAGATCATGATTATATTCAAATAACAGACGGTGACGGGAATTACGGAAAGATTGTTAAGATGTCTGATATGAAAGGATATTTTACAGAGAAGACAGAAGTAAAAATTGTAAAAAAGGTTAAAGAAACCAAACCAAAGAATTCAAAGATAGAAAAGCCCGTTCTCGTAGTAGACAAGGGTTAGTTTTTTAAATATCCGGTAGGGTCGTATCGCCCCGCACTCCGGTTAAAAGAAAGGATACAAGATGGCAGTTTATAAAAAAGACGCAAAGGGATCGCACGTTTCGTTAGGCTCTTTCTCGCACACATCTTACCAAGTAGATACCGCTCTTGATATTTCAAGTGCTGTTCACGCATATAAATTATTAGACGACAACACCGATTTCATCCAATTCGATTCTGACTCACCTGTTCGGATACACTTCGATAATTCTGCAACGGACACAATCACAACTAACAACTTACGCTATCCTGATAATACCGTTGTAACGGAAGCTGTGCCAAGTGCATTAAAACCAAACGTTTATGTACACTTTAAGCAGATTACTTCTGTTGCTGCAAAATCACTTCGATTAGTTGAGCGTTAAATGTTCGGTGGGTTAAGTAACCTATTGGGATTTAAGGGTCGAAGATTAGACCCTAACGCTGGCGCGTTGACTATCGCTGGTGGTCGCGCTATGGGGTTTGGGATAGGTGGCAAACCTATTGATGAAATATTGACACCCCTAACTGATGTCGATCCCGTAAATGAAGAGATGACCGTCGCTGATGGTTACGCTTTATTCGCTGGTGGAACTGATGATATCCTTATTGCTGATGGTGATCATCTCGATGCTACTGATTTGGGAGCCGGTGCGATGTGGAATATTTGGGTACAGCCTGACGCGTTGGGATCTATTTTTCCTGCTATGTGGAAAGACGGCGAATACAAATTAGAAATGAACGCCTCTAATAAGTTTGCTTTTTATGTGTACGATGCAGAGGGTGATTACGTTGGCATGGTGATGGATACCGCTATTACGAATCCGGCCTTGTGGTACAATATCCAAGCGTTTTGGGATGGTTCCGCAATTACAATGCAGACTTATTCACAGACAACCGGGATAGTAACCGCTGCAACCGCAGACGATTCAGGCGTGTTCGGTACATGGACGGCTAACGCAAATGATCTTTATATCGGTAAAGAGAACGCTAATTTCGCTGCTGGTAAGATGAGGGGTGCTGTAATTCTATCGGAAGATGTGAACTTATTAGGCAGACCCACCACGCTTAAAAGCGTGGTACGTGCTTATTCAGGTATTAACAACTCGTTACCTTCATTCAATAATTTTTATACTTATTACAATTTAGCTGCGCCTACGAGTGTTTCTTTGTGGGCTTCCCTCCAATTAGATGCAGTCGATGATTCCGGCCTTAACACATTGGTATTAGAATGACCACAACGATCACATCAGGTAAAATAGCCACTACTGGCGAACGGCCTACACGTAAAGGCAACCCAATTATCTATGCGTCTGGTAGGGCTGCAAGATTTAACGGGACTAACGCCAGGGTTTCATGTGGCGATGTCTCAAATAGCAAGAATATAAAAACTATCGTTTTTCATGTGAGATTTCCCAATACTGTTACTGCTACACTCGAAAGAATAATTGACACGGGTAACGGAGGGATAGCAGGCTCTAACGCAGGGATAGCAGATACCATTTCAGGTACATGGCGGACTTATATAAACGCATTAGAACAAACTTACGTAGGTCAATCTGATTGGTTTGTGGTTCATATGACAAACGCTGTAGGTGTAGATGCGAACGCTGTATTTTTGGCGAACGAAGGAGCTAATTACGGTGAAGTTGATTTATGTAACGTGCAATTCTGGAACGCTTTATTTACGGAACAAGACATCGCGAATACGACAGCTTTCCCTGAACGATTAGCGACCTCTTTTAATTCATGTGCCTTTGCTTTAACCACTACAACTTTAAGAGCATGGTATCCAATGATTGAAGGGTCGGGGAATGATATTTTTGATTACTCTGGTAATGCGACAGATGGAACCGCTGCAAATCATACTTGGCTTACAGGTCTTGAGAACGTTCCTCAAACGATGTTGATGGGTTTATGTACTACCGCAGGTGTTTTGCGCCGAGAAGACCCAACAGACGGCTCTGTGGACATTGCGGGGAATGCTTTAGATTTACTCCCGGGTGGGTTTAACTGTTTAGGGGATGGTCAATTTAGACAAGGTGATATCGGCTCGATCAGATCCGCTACTGTTGTGATAATGCCAGATTCAACCACTGAAAATATAATGGACTATGATGACGGGGTTCATGCTTTGGGATTAGTTGCCGGTGTTGCTACAGATTGGAGCGTGTTGGCAGAAGATGGTTCGACTGTTTTTTGTACTGATACGGGTGTTGCAGAAGATGGATCATCTATAACTATTTCAGAACAAGGCATGACGGAAGCTGGGACTTTGACTCCTGTTGGATGGGTTGCTGAAACAATCACGGTAAATGGGGTTGAATCTGTAACTGTTGTGGCAAATAAGAAGCAGGTAATTGGGATTAGTTCTGCTACGGCTTTCGATGCTACTGCGGTAGAAAATTTCATTGCATACCAAGGGAAAATTTACAGACATCTTACTTATTCGGATGAGCACACAGAAGCCCGAACCATCCGTAATTACAGGGCGTTAATTTGAGGTTATAATGGCTATAAGAAATATACTTGCACTAAATACTACTCTTTCACGATGGGAAACCCAACAGGGATCAGATACTCTACAGATCAGGGGTGATGCAGCTCCTGTTTTTCAGGTTGTTAACACTTCTGAAGTATCGGCCTTTTCAGTTGATACGGTTGCGATGCTCGTTACGGTCCCTGCGATTGCTATCTCCGGTGCGCTACC